TCACGCCGTCGCCGGGGGCGCTCATGATGTCGGTCCCGTTGAGGCCGACCACGGGCACCTGGATGGAGTCGGAGCCCGTGCCGTTCACGCTGCCCACGTTGAGGAAGCAGGGCGCGTTGCGAAGGCTGCCGGTGTCGGCGAGCTTCATCACGATGGACTGGTAGAGAACCGCAGCGACGCGGGCGTTGCCGTCGAGAGCGGCAAAATCGATGTTGGCCATAGTGGCCTCCTGGATAGGTTCGAGGTTGCCGCGCCTGTCGCTTTTTACGGGAGCTTGCCCCGAGCGCGTGGGGAGTGTCCCCACGGCTAGGGTATGCCTACGCGTGACAGAATGTCAAGGGGCCGAGAGCGCCGCCTTGATCGCTGCGGCGTTCGCCTTGAACTCTGCCGGCGAGAGACGCATGATGCTCTCGGGCGTCCACGCGGTCGTGGCCGGCGGCGTCTGCGTGACCGTGCCGGCGTTGACCTTCGGCATCGCCGTCGTAACGGGAGCCGCCGGGGCTGCGGGCGCAGCAGGTGCGGCCTCGGGCAGGTAGGCACGCACTGCCTTCGGGAGCGCGTCCTTGTTGCCGAGCCACTCCGCGAGCGGGGGACGGCCCTCGCTGGGGAGTCGGCTGTAGGCATGTTGCACGTAGTCGATGCCCTCGGCGTCGGTGATGCCAGCCGCGGCGATCTCACGCTCGGTTCGGAGCGCCTCACGCTCTGCCTTGCTCGCGGCCTTGACCTCCTCGATCTGCGCCCGGTACTTCTCGGCGCTCTCGGCGAGCGGAGTGAGCTCGCTGACGCGCCCCTCGAGCTCCTTCACGCGAGCGACGAGCTGCCGGATGCGTGCGCCGGCTCCATTGTCGCCAGCCTCGGTCGTGTTCGTGGTCGTGGTCGTCGTTCCTTCCTCGGTCATTCTTCCTCCTCGCGTGCGGCTTGCACGCGCTCCCAGACTGCTAGTTGACGCTTCGCCCATGCACGGCCGGGGGCGCCTCCCCAGAGATCCCACGCGATGCGCCCGGCGCTCGGATACTGCGGGTGCCCTGGGCGAGCGGCTGGCGCCTCGAGGTCCACCTCGTGACGCTCGAAATAGGCGACCATGCGCTTGATCGTGTCGATGCTCACCACGTCGCGGCTCGCCAGTTGAGACGCACGACGCGCACCGACGAGCGTCCCGCCTCGGCCGTACTTGCGCCGGTTCTCAAGCCCACGCTTCGCGACGGCAGCGACCTCGACGGGGGCGCGGAGTTCGAACCCCATCGATCGTTCATCGCGCAAGAAGCGCCGGTACACCTCGGGGTGCTCGCGCTTCAGATAGTCGCGCTGACGTTCCGAGATGAATGGCATCAGGTGGCCTCGTCGTGGATCTCGACCTCTGCCTCGACCTTCGGCCCGAGCCCGAGGTAGCCGCGGGCCTCGCGGAGGCTCTCGATGACTGCCGCGACGACGGCAGCATTCGCCTCGTCCAAATCGAGAGCGGCGAGGGCCTCTTCGGCTGCGTCGAGTTCCTCGGCCACTTCGTCCATCGCCTCGGCGTGTGCAGGGGATACATCGGGTGCGGCCGTCGCCGGCCGTCCTCCTGTTTCTCCTTCTTCAACGGCCGGCGGCGCGCTCTCCAGCATGCGCGCCTCTGCCGCCTTCGCGAGCGTGATCTGCTCAAGGCGCGCGACGGCGTCCTCGTGGGTCATGCTGCCGAAGAGCCGGAGCGCCTCGACCTTGTCCATGAGGCCGGCTTCCATCATCTCCAATGCGTGTGCCCGCCTGCTCTGCATCTCCTCGGGCGACAAGGGTATCTCCCTGTACATTACAGAATACCCGCCCTCCGGGAACTGCGACCCAGTGGCCCTGTTGTACAACGCTGCCGAGATCGCGACGAGGCGTTCGTCAGCGTCGCGCTGCTGAAGGATGTACTTCCTCTGCGCCGTCCGCTTACCCTCGGAGGAAAGACTGATGGCGTAACCGCTCTTCGCGCTCCCGCTCGTGCGCTGGATCTCGCTCGGCGAGAGGCCCGCGTCGGTGGCGAGGCGATGAGCGATGGCGGCGATCGTCCCTTCGAGCTTCTCCACGTCGGCCGACGCGTTGAACTGTCCGACCTGTGGCTGCTGCTCCATAGCAGCGTCCAGCATCAGGATCGTCGTCGGGTCGGTCACGACCTCGACGCGCTGCCCGCGCGTGCCGCCGTCCACCATGTCGGAACCAGCCACCCGCACGCCGATAGCCCATCGCTGCGGGAACGATGCATCACGAAGCGTGTGCGCGAGGAAGCTGTAGTACACCGCGAGGTTGAGGGAGCCTTCATAGAGCTCGATGCCGTTAAAGGCGTCGAACAGTCGGTCCCCGTAGAGGCTCGCGTGGTAGAGCACGACCGGAAGGATCGGGGTGCCGTCCGCACGACGGTACGGGTACGCCTCGCCCGAGTAGGTGGCGCCAAGCACCTCGAGGGTAACGTCCTCGCCCATGCCGCCGTCCTTCGCCACACGCACCGTGTACGAAGGGTTCGCCGGGTCGCGGATGTCGAGCACGTCCCACAGCCACACCGCCTCGCCGCGGAAGTGCCGCAGTCGGATCTCGGCGTAAGCCAGGGGGACGGTAGGCCGGCTCGGGTCGGCCTCGGCGATCGTCATGTCCGGCGATACCGGCCGGTAGGTCAGTCGATCGTCCTCGACATCGATCCGCATCCACATCTCGCGAAGCGCAATCACCATCGACTGAAATCGGGACATCTGCGGCCACAGCCCGGCGCGCGCGATCAGTCCGTTCGAGCCGCAGAGTGCATCGACTGCGCCGCCGGCCGTGTTGTGGGAAACGTCCGGGGGGGCATCGTAGAGCGTGGCCAGCTCGGTCGCCACGACCTTGAACGGGTTGCTGCTTACGTCTGGGATGCCCCACGCCTGACGGCGCGTGCTGCCGAGCTGCATCTGGAGACGGTCCTCGAGCAGACGCTGCCAGCGACCTTCCATCAGCGCACGGCGATGCCGGGTGTGTTCCCAGCGCGCGGCCTCGTCGGGGTTGCTCGGCGCCGGCGGCTGCGGCATCTTCGTGTAAGCGTACATGGACCCCCCACTAGCCTAGTCTTATCGCGGTCGGCTGATACAGACGCCTAGTATACAGTTCGAGCGTGTAGCGCAGCGCGTCGATGCTGTGCTTATGCTCGCTGGCCTCTCGCCCGTCGAACTTCTGAAGGTCATCGATCAAGCCCCTGCACCGAGGGTTGATCGAGAAGTCGCCGCGGAGCATCGCCGCGGAGAGCACCCGGTAGCCTTCGAAAACCGACCCGCGAGGCTTGTACGCCGTGTGGATGCGGAACGGTAGGCTTCCCGTGGGAAGCTTGAGCGCGCGCTCGAGCGAGGACATCAGCATGGCGTTCGACTTGAGGCTCCCGTTCCTCTTGCCGTACACCTTGCGGTCGCCGACCCAGCGGTCGACGTTCTCCCAGCGCAGACCGCATCGCTTCAGCATCGCGAGGAGCGCCGCGGCGTCCTGGTCCGGCGTGGTCATGCCGTCCGAAACGATCTGGTCGAGCACCCAGATCTTCGGGTGTCCCTCTCCGCCGTCGCGAACCAGCGCCGTCAGGACGGCGACCTGTGCGCCGGCCTCGGTGCCGTGGTCGATGCCCACGCCGATAAGCGCCTCGCCAGCCGGAACGTCGGCGCGGACGTGCGTGCTCGGGTCGAACATCTTGAACACGCGGCCCTCGACCCATCCGCTGTCCCACTCGCCGTGGATGCGCTGGGCGCGCTCTTGCGGGAGCACCTGCCCCTCGAGCTTCTCGATGTCCTCGCGCGTGAGCAGAGGACGCCCGCCGATGGGCGTCGTGTTGTCGACCGTGAGCGGGAAGTGCAGATCCTGAACCACCTGCTCCTCGACCAGCTTCTTCAGCCATCCGAGCGGTAGCCCGATCGGTGTAAGCGTGATCGCGATGCGCCCTCGCTGGCGCAGCACGCGCGCCGCGAGCTCGGACCAGATCTCTTCGGGCGGGGGCTCGTCGATGAGCACGTAGTCAATGGTCGAGCCCGCCAGCGCGAGGGCGCCCTGGTTCACCGTGCGGATGCGGAGGACCGATCCATTCTTGAAGCGCACGATAGGGGTACGCCCGCGGAAGCCCTTACCCGGCGTGTACTCGCAGTCTGGCTCGATGGCGTCCTTCGGGAGCAACTGCCAGAGCTTCGCCTGAATGGAGAGGCTCTGCTCCCACGACACGACCACGACCCACGCCTCGATAGGCGGCGCCTTCACGAGCGTCCACGGATGCGAGCCCAAGCAGCGGAAGATGCAGTCGGCGAGGCCCGCCCACGTCTTACCGAGCTGATTCCCGGCGCGGAGCAAACGGATCGGATGGTTGCTCGAGAGGAACGCGAGCTGCGGCGGCGTCGGCCGGAAGTAGGCCAGCGGGTCCGCGTGGGCCCGGCGCGCGAGCGTGTTCGTCGCCGTGGCGAGAGAGGCGAGGTTCACGTCGCCACCTCACAAAGACCCCAGCGAGCGCAGCCGGCTTCCTGTCCCCATCCACCACCGAGCTGCATCTGACGCCCACCTCGAGCAGTGCGCGACCATTCGAGAACACGATCGATCGGCCAGCATGGATACTTCGGGCCATCTGCCGTCATCTCGGCGATCGGTGCCTGAAACATAGCCGGGGGGGATCTGTCCGTTCGTAGTCGAGCGAGGTCGGCGACAAGGGCCTCGAGCATGCGGATGGCTTCAACGCGTCGATCGTCGGTTGAAAGCGCAGCGAGCTCGCCCTTGTTCGCCTGGATGCACGGCCAGCATCCGACGCGAGTAGAGCCACGGAGGTAAAGAGGACACGGAAGCACGCCATGCCTTCCGTGGATGGCGATCACGTCAGCCTCGGTCCACTTGAGCAGAGGACGCCAAACCTCAACGTGTTCGGCCCCGAGCATCGGCTCTCGCTCCGTGAGCTTCGAGCGAGCGACGCTCTCCTCGGCGCGGATGCCGACCACGTTGACGATGTCGTCATCCTGTTCATTGACCCAGCGGAGGAAAGGCTTGACCTTCAGCTCCTGCGTGCAGTACCGACGCATGCGACTGGGGAACATCGCCTTATGCACCGCCCAGCGAACGAAGCCGGACGGCGAACGACCGACAATGTGTTCGATCTCCTCGACACGTCCGAGGATCTCGGCCGGGATGTCCGGCATTTTCGGCGTAAGCCGAATGACCGGACCGAGTTCGCGCTCTAGATAGTCGAGGTGCGCGTAAAGTTCCGCATGCTCCCACCCTGTGTCCATGAAAATCCGAACATGGTCAAGCCCCAGCTCGCGCAGATGCAGCGAGGCCGCGACCGAGTCTTTGCCGCCAGAGAGGGAGAGGGCGATCAAGCAGTCTCAACCAGTCGCACGGGCGGAGCGCCACGTCGGATGCCAATCGCATCTTCCAGCCGCTCGAGGTGTTGAGCCGGTAGTGAGGCGATGGCCTGCACCATGATCGAGAGGAGCTGCTCATCGCTCATAGTGTCGTCAGGGGCCGATGCCTTGGCAAGCGCGAGGTCGAGTTCATCACGCGTCTGCAGTGCGAGTCGCTTTGCGCTGACCGCGGCCTGCCAGCTGCGCGCCTCTTCCGCTTGCGTGACCATGCTCTCTGCGTGGCGCAGGGCTTCGCGCAGGTACTCCACGCGCTCCTGGGTGTCGGGCAGCTTGCCATAGTTGGTCGCCCGGTCGCGTGGCTTGCGGCGTTCGATCGCCATTTGGGCTCCGTTTCTTGGCTTCAAGGTACCGGTCGAGCGAGAGAAAGTCGAGAACCATACGGG